CGGCGGCTACGGCTAAGACGTTCGTAGGCGGCGGGCGCACGTTCTACAACCTGTCCCAAGGCGGCGCGGGCGCTCTGACGATCACGGGCGCGAACACGTTCAACGACATCAGCAACACCACGCAGCCCATCTCGATCCTGTTCACGGCGGGCACTACCACCACCGTCTCGGCACTGAGCCTCGCGGGCACGGCGGGCAATCTCGTCACCATCGGCTCCGTTACCGCCGCATCCCACACCCTGAGCAAGGCCAGCGGGACCGTCAACGTGTCGTATTGCACCATCAGCCGCTCAACGGCGACGGGTGGGGCAACGTGGCTGGCCAGCACAATGGCGGGCAACGTCGATGCGGGGAACAACACCGGCTGGAACTTCACACCAGGCACTGCTGTTGGTGGCCTGAACGGCGTTGCTCAAATCCTTTTGCTCGGGTGAACACATGAAGAAGGTAAAGGTCCATTGGCCCGGTTGGTTTTACGGCCCGAACGGCGCGGCGGCAATCTTCCAGTCACGGGATGAGGTTCCTGCTGGCTGGGAAGATCATCCGTCGAAAGTAGCCCATGAAGCGCCCAAGGCCGAAAAGATTGAAGTCAAGGCCGCAGAACCGGCCCCGCACGCCCCGAAACCCAGAGGCCGTCCGAGGAAAAGCTAAGTGTCCACGCTTCAGGATGTCATTGACGATGGATGGCGCGAACTCAACCTGATTGCGCTTGGCACCTCTGCCAACACGGCGCAGACGGCAGAGGGCGTGCGCCTGCTCAACCAGATATACAACTTCACTATTGGCACCACTGCCGGTGAGGCGTTGTTCAACTGGCCGCTCGGCAACTTCGGGCGTGAGTCCAGTGACCTCCTGTGGGCGACGACGCAGCAGCTACAGAATCCGCCGCAGAACGCCCGGTTGGTTGCCGTCAATGAAGAAGCCTTGACTGTCTACCTACCGGTGCGCCCGTCCGATGGCGCGCAGATTGCCGTGATTGACCCCCATGCAAGGCTGGCGACCTATCCGCTGGTGCTGGATGGCAATGGCATGACCATTGAGGGTGCTGCCACGCTGACTCTCAGCACCGCCAGCATCAACAAAACTTGGCTGTTCAGGGCCGATACCGGCAACTGGGTGTTGCTCAACCCACTGGTAGAGACGGACACCAATCCGTATCCGTTAGAGTTTGACCAGTTTTTTTCCATGATGCTGGCGCTGCGTCTTGCGCCTCGCTCTGGTGTGGAACTGGCGACGACAACGCAGGCGTACTTTAACGAAGTCCGCAAGAAGTTCGTTTCCCGCTACATCCAGAACGCGCCGCTGATGGCTGACCCGTCGCTGACATGGACTTCAATTCAGGGTTACGACCAGTGGTACACCTGGCGTTACGGCAGCACCAATGCGTTCAATCAGGGTTGGGGCATGTGGAATGGTGGCCCGTGGTAAACATTCCTGTAGGCCGCAGTAATTACCGCCGCAATGTTGCCATTGAGGCGTCGATTGACCTGCACAACCGCTTCTTTGAGCAGAACCCTGTCCTTAACCAAAGCGAGGACTTTCCGGCGCTGATTGCAAGACCGGGGATGCGGAAGATTGCCGAGGTTGGGACCGGTCATATTCGGTTCGTGTTTTCGGAACCCGGCACGTTTGACGACGATGCGTTTATTGTCTCTGGTCTGGACCTGTACCGAATGGACAAGTACGGCGCGGCTACTCTGGTAGGGACAATTTCCAACGACGTTCATGGCGGCGTCAGCATGGCGGCAACAGGTGCTATCGGGACTACCCCGTCCTACCTATTCATTGCCGATGGCGGCGTGCTGTGGGTCTACACAGAGGATGGGTCTGCGATTGGCAGCCTGACTGGAACGGCCATCGTCAACAACGATACCGTCAAGATCGACACGGTTTACTACAAGTGGACCAATGCCTCTGTAGACGCTGGTACACCGGCAGGAACCAACGCTAACCCGTGGCTTGTCCTGCTGGGCGCTTCCGTCTCGGCAAGCCTGAACAACCTCTACTACGCCATCAATGCTGGCGGTGGCGCGGGAACGACTTATTCCACGGCGTTGACGGTTCACCCCACGGTCGCATCCAACGTGCAGACCGGCGACACCATTTATGTTGTGGCGCGGACCCCCGGCACGGCAGGAAATTCTATCTCGACTACCGAGACGGGTGCCAACATTGCATGGGGTGCAGCAACACTGTCGGGCGGTGGCACTGACCAGCTTCGGCAGGTTGGTATGCCTGATGACGTTGGGGCCATCTCAATTGCTCATTTCAACTCGTACATTCTTGTGGCTCCTGTTCAGGGCAACGATGTCAACGGGCGGTTCTACTGGATCGACCCCGGCGAGACGTTTGTAGACCCGTTAAACTTCGCCACAGCGGAACGCAGCCCTGATCCAATCAACCAGATTGTGTCGCTCAGTGACCGCTTCTGGCTGCTCGGCCAATCATCCAGCGAGCCGTGGATCACCACCGGCAACATCGACGCGCCGATGATCCGTATGCAGGGCATCCTGTACGAGCAAGGCGCATGGCCGGGGACGGGCGTAAAAGTGAACAACGGGATTATCCTGGTGGACCAGTTTGGCGATGTCTATCAGGTGGCGGGCGACTTGAAGATCATTTCGCGCCCTGACAACTCGGAGATGATCCGGGAGGCCATCGCCTATCAACAGGCTTTCGGAGGCTGACATGGCACTACTTTGGGCTGACATTCCTAGCGGCGACACTGGCATTTACGGGACCACGGAATCCTACATGCTTTCGGGCGTGTGGGCCGAACTGAACGGCGAGGTTACTCTTGATGAGGACCCCGATCCGAACATCACCGGCAACGTGCTGACGTTTGGCAGCGGTCATGTCCGATTCGTCAATCCCGGTGGCGCGCAGAACACGGCTGGAATCGCTACCCGGCTGTGGATGAACAGTCTCCCGTCTACTAACGAAAGGCGCCCGTGGATTCACCAGTTCAGAGACATCAGCAACAACTTTCGGCTTGGCATCCGGGTGTCCACCACTGGTTCCATTCAGGTCTACCGCGATGTGGCGTATCTGACTGACGTTGGCACGCTCATCGGTGAAACGACTGGCCCCGTCCTGACCGCTCAGGCGTGGCGGCATGTAGAAACCAAGGTGCTATGGTCCACGACTGTGGGGACCGTGACGATCAAGGTGGAAGGCGTCGAGGTTCTGGCGCTCACAGGCGTCAACACGGGCGCGGGCAACTACGCTCAGTTTGCCGTAGGTGTAAATGCCACCAGCGTAACTTTTGTGACCTTTGCCGGGTCCATGAAGGACATTGTGTTCTGGGATGGCTCGGGTTCTCAGAATAACGACTTCCTTGGCCCGGTAGGCGTGTACTGGCGTCAGCCCAACGCCGATATATCGTCGGGGTGGGCGCGCACTTCAGGCTCGACGGATTACGGTCTGGTGGACGAAAGCCCGCCTATGGATGCCGGATACATCTACGCAGATGACAGCCCGCCCGCCGCGTCGATCATGGGCATGGAGGCGCTTCCTGCCGATGTGGTAGCCATTCGCGGCATCATCTCGGTTGCACGGGCGCAGAAGTCGGATGGCGGCGACGGCAGCATGCAAGTCAGCTTGTCACCCAATGGAACGGATTGGGACACGGGCGCGGATAATGCCATCTCTACTGCGTTTTCCTATTATTTTGATGTGTCCGAAGTGTCGCCCGATACCGCTGCGCCTTGGACGCCTGTAGAGTTTGACGACCTTCGCATCAGGCTGAACCGGACGTTGTAATGGCCCTCACGCCGCAAGTACAGGCATCACAGGCCGGTGTTCAATCGGTCACTGAAGCCAGCACGGACATTCGTGTCTCGCAGGCGGGCGTGCTTGCGGTTGGCATCTATCCGACTGAGTTCATCGAAAGCAGTCAGGTTGGCGTGCAGTCCGTTACCGAAGCCAGCACCGACATCCGGGCATCTCAGGCTGGCGTTATGGTGGTGGGCCGTGGCCGCGTCCAAGACCCAGTGGTGCGGGCGTGGGCGTTCTGGCTTGACAACCACTGGTACTATGTTCTGACCCTGCCGACCGGATACACGCTGGTGTGGGATATATTGGCAGAGCAGTGGTACATCTGGGGTTCCAACGAGACGACCAAGTGGCGGGCGTTCCACGGCACCAACTGGCTTGGCTCTGGCGCGCTGATGGACACCTACGGCTCCAACGTACTTGTCGGAGATGACGGCAACGGGGCGGTGTACCTGTTGGACCCTGAAGCGCAGGTAGACGACAGTGCAATCCTTGGCGCGGAAGACCCGCAGACGTTCCGGCGACGGGTGACCGGCCAGATGGTCAAGCGCGGCAATGACTACGTGCGCTGCTACGGCGTCGAACTCATGGGGTCCATCGGTGAAAGCACGCTGACGGATGTGACGCTCTACACTTCCGATGACGTAGGTCACACGTTTGACAACCAGGGCACCGTGTCCATCACTGCAAATGACTACTCTGCACGTTGCGATTGGGTGGGTGGACTAGGTAGTTATACGGGGCCTGGCAGGTTGTTCCGCGTCGAGGACGATGGTGCGTTGCAGCGCATCGACTGGCTTGAAATGATGGACGGCAAGAATGGCTGACATCGTTGCGCCAAGCCTGCCGGTGCTGGTGGACCTGAACGGCTCTCAGGCGCTGGTCAATCCAGACGGCACGCCGTCGCAGTATTTCCTGCGCTACCTGTTCGACCGTGGCGGCTTCCTGACGCAGTTCGACCAGTACGTTGCTGACCTGATTGCAGACCTGAACACTTTGCAAGTGCAGGCCGGTGGGGCACTGACGGTCACGCCGAATCCTGGCCTGATCGTGGAGAACCCCACCATCTCGCTGGACGCGCTTTCGCCTGATCCTTCAGGCACGTACACCAACGCCGACATCGACGTTGACGAGTATGGAAGGGTGACAGCTGCAGCCAATGGAACGGGCGGCGGTGGAATGACGCTGCTTGACAGCGCCACTACGACGGCAGGACAGGACACCGTTACTTTCAGTGCGATTTCAGGAAGTTACACCCACTTGGAAATTCGGGCGGTTTGCGCGACCACCAGCACAAGCGCGACCAGTAGCGACCCGGTATTTATCCAATGCAATGCCGATACGGGCAACAACTACTACTGGACGCTTTTCGGAACGCATGGTTCGGGCACTGGTTTTGGCGGCACCGGGGCCGCAACATCACAAATGGCTATTGGGTTAGGGTCAAGCAATGGCGCGGCGGGAGTGACCGGGAAATTCGGCAATATCGTTGCTACGATCAACGACTATACAGAGACCACAGAACCTAAATGGGTTCTTGGGCAGTATGGAGTGCGGCAAAACAACGTGGGCATAATGCAGGGCACTTGCAGCGGTTATTGGGACGACACCGACGCTATCACGCAAATTGATATACTCGTTACGGGCGGTCTTGATTTTGCAACCGGGTCAAGGTTCTGGCTGTACGGCTATTGACGATTGTTATCCTGCGGCGTAATATAATTTCGCTTCCCCGCCACTGCGCGCAATTCTGACAGGACCACCGGAAGCCCTTGGGTCCAAACTGGTCAGCACAGTGGACAAGCAACGCATCATTCATGAGATCGACACGCACCCTCTGAACAGGGGGCTTCGCGGCGTTGACTGGATTGCCAATCCGCTGAACGTGGCCGTGTTCCACAACGAGGACATGGCGCTGTTCGACTATGAAGGGCCGGGGCTGTACCAGGGTCACTTCTTTTTCCGCTCGCGTGGCAAGGAAGCCGTCGAGGCCGCGAAGTTCATCACGCAGGACATGTTCGACAACGGCGCGAAGATGATTGTCGGCTATGTCCCGGTCATCAACCGCAAGGCGGGCGTAATTGCGCGGATGGCGGGCTACCACTTTGCTGGAATGCGAGACACTGAACATGGGCGGGTGCTTGTCTACCTCGCCGCACCGGAGATGCACTGATGTCATTCCTAAAGCCGAAGTACGAAGTTGCTTCGACCAACGTCAACCAGAAGCTGGTCACGGACATGTACACGCCGCAGGCGCAGCAGGGCATCACGGGCGGCAACTACCTGACCTCTCTGCTGACGGGCACTGGCGACACGGCTGCGGCCAACCAGGGATATCAATCCTACCTCAACAACGCGGGTTATGAAGATGCGCTTCGCCGCATGTCGCAGAGCGTTGTTGGCGGTGGCGCGGCATCCGGCCTGTTGCGTTCCGGCTCGACGGCCAGGGCGCTAAACGCACAGGGCGCGGAGATCAACCGTGGGTATTTCAACAACTACCTTGAGAGCCTTGGGGGGCTTGGTCAAATGGGCCAAAACGCTGGTCAGATGCTTGTGTCGTCGGGTAGCGGTGACGCAAAGGAACGCCCGCGCACAGCTGGAATGATTGCGTCGGGCGTCGGCAAGATCGCGGGCATCTTCTCGGATCGCCGCCTGAAGGAAAACATCGTTCAGGTCGGCAGCTACCCTAACGGCTTGCCGATGTATGAGTTCAACTACAAGGGCGGCGAACAGCGGCTGCGCGGCGTTATGTCGGACGATGTAAAGCAGCGGTACCCTGACGCAGTGGTGACAATGGCCAACGGTTTTGATGGC